GGTACAGATTTTAAATATCAAAAATTTACTTCTCCTGCTAAGAAAGGATTAACTTTAATATGGCCTCCCGATTGGACTCATGCTCACCGAAGTCAGGTTAGTAAAGATGCTGAAAAATGTATAATTACAGGTTGGTACAGTTTTTTAGATAATGAAAATACATAAAAACTTTATAGACAAAGAATATTTAAAAAAATTACAAGAGTTGTTGTATGGAAAAAATACAACTTTTCCATGGTATTATTTAGATNATTTAGTATCTAATCCAAAAGATAAGATATCAAATTTTTATCATCTATTATATCAATTTTACAAACCTAATTCAGAATTTTTTAGTTTGTTTGAAAACTTAATATATAAACTTAAACCTTCAGCTTTAATAAGAGTTAGATTAAATCTTTATCCAAAAACAGGTAAAAAGTTTGAAAGTATGTTTCATAAAGATGTAGATGATATTAAAAATTATAGAACCGCTATATTTTATTTAAACACAAATAATGGTTATACTGTATTTGAAAATAAAAAAATAAAAAGCGAAGAAAATACTTTAGTTGATTTTGATGGCAACACTTTACACAAAGCCGTTTCATCAACTGATGATAAAAAAGTTTTAATAAATATAAATTATATAAAATCATAATGTTTTTAGAACATACATATAAAGTTTTTAAATCTGTTATTCCTCCTCACGTATGTGAAGAAATAATTAAATTAGGGCTCTCATCCGGTGTAAAAACAGGTGTTACTGCAGATAAAGATAGTAATGATCTATCCAAAGAAGATTTGTTAAATCTTCAAAAAATTAGACATTCTAATATTTCTTGGGTACATGGAGAATGGATCTATAAATGGGTAAGACCCTGTGTTCAAGAAACACTTAAAGAATGGAAATATGATATAAACTATATAGATAATTTTCAATTTACTATTTATAAAGAAAACCAATTTTATGGTTGGCACACTGATTATTTTCCTAATAAAAACCCAAAAGCTAGAGACAGGAAAATCTCTTTATCTATTTCTTTATCTGACCCTAAAGACTATAAAGGGGGAGAATTAGAATTTATTGTAGATGAGGTGCCAGAGAAACGACGTTCTATTGTATGTAAAGAACTGGCTCCAAGAGGCTCAATAGCTATCTTTCCAAGTTTTGTAGTACACAAAGTTAACCCTGTTACAAAAGGAACTAGATATAGTTTAGTAATTTGGCACGAAGGACCAAAATGGAAATAAGAAGTAAAAAAATACCTTTAGAAATAATTAAAAATCATTTTTTAACTTATCCTAAAAATGTTCCTGATTATTTTAAAAATATTCCGGTGCTATTTGAAAAGAATAATCCTTTATCTAAAACACCTAAAGCATGTAGTGGAGTATTAAATCTTTATGCAAGGTCTGTTTCTTTTACAAGTCCTTTTGATATCCAAATAAATTTTAATGGTGATAAATGGAAAGCGTTTGTAGGTGCCGGTGATTTAGGACAAAAAACAGTTACTGATGTTCCTTACGAACAACTTTTTAAATATAAAGATAACGGAAAATATAAAGCGATATTAAAATTTAATTTTGGAGTTACAGTTCAATCTAAATACCCTATTCATTTAAACAATCCTTGGTGGGAGTTAAATAACTTTGAAATAGTTCCTGGAGTTTTAAATTGTAAAAACCCATTAGAGTTAAATTTTTTTATGCCAATAGAAAAACATGTTGAGACTTTAAACATTACGCAGGGAACTGCTTTATACTTAATTACTTCTGAAAATAATGATAAATTAAAAATAAATTTTAATACAAAACCTTTTAATGAAAATTTAATTAATGGTTTACAATATAAGTTTTCTACGTTAAAAGATAAATTCTTAGGAAGAAAATTCAATGTCTAAATTTGAAGGTTATACAGTAATAAAAAAAGTTGTTCCAAAAAATTTGTGTAAGCATATTACAAATTATTTTTTGTTAAAACAAAGAACAACCAGAGCTCTTTTCGAACATAAATATATATCTCCTTTTGAAAATAAGGACGGAATATTTACTGATCCTATGGTTCCTGATAGTTTTTCTATTTATTCAGATATAAATTGTGAGGTGTTATTAACTAGTTTAAGACCCATAGTTGAAAAAACTATTGGAAAAAATTTAACAGAAACCTACTCTTATGCTAGAGTGTATCAAAGAGGGGCCAAGTTAAAAAAACATGTAGACAGACCTAGTTGTGAGTTTTCTATTACTTTAAATCTAGGTGGAGACCCCTGGCCTATTTTTATTAATGATAAAAAAGTAACTCTTAAGGCAGGAGATATGTTAGTTTATGAAGGATGTAAATTTGAACATTGGCGTGAAAGATTTGACGGTGTATATTGTGTTCAAGTTTTTCTTCATTACACAGATGAGAAAAATGAAAAATTAAAATATGATGGAAGACCTTTTTTAGGTTTACCAGGTTTTTTTAATAAAGGAGGAAAATAAATGAAACCAGTAACAGATAAAGAAAAATATGAAATGATAGAAGAAAAGTATTCATCATTGCAAGTTTTATTTTCAAGTGAAAAAGATATGAATGGAGTTTTAAAAAAACATATTGAAAATTTAAATTTTCAACTAGAGACACAATCTGGCTTGTTAGAAAATTTTTCTANAATTATTGGCGATCTAAGGTTTAAATTAAAAAACATGACTTTTACTACTGATCAGACAATCGTTGAAAAAANAATTAAATTTTTTCCAGACAAAAAAGACAATAAAAAAGACTGTGACTGTGGGTGCTAAGGTTTATAGTGAATTTTATAATAAATTAACAAACACAACCAAAGCTACTTTAAAACAAAAGAAACAAGAGCTATGGGATGTAGATGGGGTGTTACATAATCAAAAATATAAATTTGATTTAAGACCATTAAAAAATAATGTTAAAGGTGGTTCTTTTAAAACTAAAGCTGACAAAATTGTTTATGATTTAAAAGATCAGTATGTTGTAATTGATGTAAAAGAATTACATAAGTATTTAAAAACACAATCAAATAAAGTTGTATTCTTAGAACAATTAATACCTGTATTAGAATGGAACATAATTATAGATAAATGAAAGTAATAAACAATTTTTTACCAAAAAAAGATTTTGATGATTTAACTAAACTTGTATTTGATAAGTATTTTCCATGGTATTTTCAAGATGAAATAGCTTTTAAAAAAGAACCAGNTGAAAAAAATGGTTTTTTTACTCATTTAATATATGANTCAAAACCNAGAAGTTCACATTATGAATTTATAAAAGACAAACTTCTTTCACACTTAAATGTGAATAATCTTATTAGGGTTAAATTTAATTGTTATCCTAGAACTGAAAATGTTATCGAACATAATAAACACGTTGATTATGAATTTTCTCATAAAGGTTGTCTTCTTTCTTTAAACACCTGTGATGGTTTTACTGTTTTGGAAAACAGCAAAATAGGGTCTGTAGAAAACAAAGCCTTGTTTTTTGACCCTGGGAAACTACATTGTAGCACCACATGTAGCAATGCTAAAGCTAGATTTAATATAAATATCAACTATAATTAAAGCTACAAAAATTTACAAAAACCAGATATAGTGTGATATTATGCTACAAAAATTAGGATTTTTACCCGGATTTAATAAACAAGTCACAGAGACAGGAGCCGAAGGCCAATGGTTTGATGGTGACAATGTCAGATTTAGATACGGTACCCCAGAAAAAATAGGGGGTTGGGATCAATTAGGTGAGGATAAACTTACGGGAGCCGCAAGAGCTCTCCATCACTTTGATGATAACGCAGGTATTAAATACGCAGCCATCGGCACAAACAGAATTCTTTATGTTTATTCAGGTGGTTTATACTATGACATTCATCCAATAAGAGCTACTTTAACAGGCGCAACATTTACAAGTACAGCTTCATCAACATCAGTTACAGTAACATGTACCGGGACACATGGACTAGGCGAAGACGATATTGTTATGTTTGATGCTGTTAGCGGAGTTACTGCAGTAGGGTCAACTTATACTGATGCTACTTTTGAGGATCAAAAATTTATGGTAACTTCGGTTCCTACAACATCTACTTTTACAATCACAATGGCTGCTCAGGAAACAGGGACACCTTTATCTGGTAGTGGGTCTGCTTCTATTTTATGTTATTATACAGTTGGACCTTCACAACAATTAGGTGGTTATGGTTGGGGTACAGCTCTTTGGTCCGGTACAGCGATTGGGGCTGCTACTACAACTCTTGCAGCTAACATAACCAACACAGTTGACACGACAATTGTTTTAACAAGTTCTGCAGCTTTTCCAGCAACTGGATCAATTAGAATTGGAACTGAGGATATTAGCTATACTGCTAACAACACTACAACAAACACGTTAAGCGGGGGTGCCCGAAATATTAATGGGACAACACCTGCAACACACAGCGCAGGTGCAACTGTTACAAACATATCAGACTATGTTGGATGGGGGAACGCTTCAGCACAAGACTTTACACTTGATCCAGGTTTATGGGTACTAGATAACTACGGAACAAAATTAATTGCACTAATATATAATGGTCCATGCTTTGAATGGGACGCAGCCGGCGGTGGTTCTACTTCTACAAGAGCTACTCTATTAGCCAATGCTCCTACAGCATCTAGACATGTATTGGTTTCTACACCAGACAGACACTTAGTATTTTTTGGAACCGAAACAACTATTGGTTCGACTACAACTCAAGACGACATGTTTATTAGATTTTCTGACCAAGAAAATATTGATGGCACAGATGCATATACAGTTAAAGCAAATAATACCGCAGGTACACAAAGACTTGCAGACGGTTCTAAAATTATGGGAGCTATTAAAGGTAGGGATGCAATTTATGTATGGACCGACACAGCATTGTTCCTGATGAAATTCGTTGGTCAACCATTTACCTTTTCATTTGAACAGGTAGGAACTAACTGTGGATTGTTAGGAAAAAATGCTAACATTGAAGTAGATGGTACCGCTTATTGGATGTCTGAAAATGGATTCTTTGCATACGATGGTCAATTAAAATCCTTACCATGCTTAGTAGAAGATGCGGTTTATGATGACTTAAATTCTACTTCTAGAGACCTTATTAATTGTGGACTAAATAATCTTTTTGGGGAAATAAGTTGGTTTTATAGTACAAAAGCATCTAATCAAATAAACAGAGTAGTTACTTTTAACTATCTAGATTCAACAGTTAAAAGACCTATATGGACAACAGGAACACTTCCACGAGCTGCATGGAAAGACTCTTCTGTTTTTGAAAAACCTCATGCTACGTATTATAATCCTTCAGATGATGCATCGTCAGATGTCACTGGTAATACTGATGGAATTACGATATATTATGAACAGGAAACAGGGACCGATCAGATCAATGCTGGTGGAGCAGTAACTGCTGTGATTGGAACCATTACTTCGGGTGATTTTGATATTACTCAGAAAAAAAGTACTACAGGANCTAGTGTGGGAATGCCTGACTTACGAGGAGATGGAGAATTTATAATGAGAATAAGTAGNTTTATACCAGATTTTATTTCACAAACAGGTAATACTCAAGTAAGTTTTATCACTAAAAATTATCCAAACAGCTCTGGAACTACTACAAATTTTAGTATTGATTCCACTACAACTAAAAAAGATACACGACTTAGAGCTAGATCTATTGCTATTAAAGTTGCCAACACNACTTCGTCTGAAGACTGGAAACTAGGNACNTTTAGATTNGATATACATCCAGGAGGAAGAAGGTAATGGCTACNTTTTATACAGGNGTTGATAAAGAAAGATATGATGCAGGCAATAAATTTGTGCCTATGAATCAATTTCTTTTAAACTACACAGCACCTACTACGAACGTAGAAGAAGAAGTAACAACATCATATGGAATACCTAACACTAATGCTTTTACAAATAGTGGTGGTGGCTCTTTTTATGCAGGAAATACATCTGATCTAATAGGTAATTATCAAAAAACTATAGACGATAGACAAGCGAGGCTTAACAACCCTTCTAATACTTTTTTAGGTTTGAATACTATGAGAGATCAACAATTAACTGGACCAGACTTAGGAGCATACATTGGATCTAATACAGCTATTCCTCAAGAAAAAACCATGATGGGTAAAGTACAAAGTTTTTTAACACCACAATCAGCTAAAGGTATTCTTGAAGACGGCTACCAAGAACCAAGGTTTCAACCAGGAATAATTGGAACCATAATGGGTAAACTAGATAACTATAGAAATCTATCAAAAGTCGATCAAGCATTCATTGCACAAAATATGGGCTACACTGGTCCAACAGTATTTGGTGATAATTCATCTGGATTATCTAAAGATCCTTTTGGATTAAATACTAGATCTGCATTTGGTAATTATGCAGAAAGAGTTGGTGTTGAATCAGAAAAACTTGGAGATTTATTAGGTGGCAAATTAGCTGACAAGTATGGTGTAGAATGGGATGAAGAAACAGGAATGTATA